CTAATTCGCCTTTCATCTTAGCAATAGAATCGTTAGGATTAATTGCTACTAATCCTTCTAAACTTTGCAACACAAACACACCTAGCTTAAGAAAAATATCTTCTACTGGTTCAACAATTGCTTTTTTCTCATCACGCACTGCCGGTCCTTTATCTGTTTCAATAAACCACTGCTGAAACTGTGGATTAGTAATACTTTGTCGTAGTTGTCGTAAGTCTGGTGTTTTAGATCCAAAAGCCCATCGGTTAACAATGTTTTGTAGTATGTCGGCTGGAATATCGTATTGGTAGTCTTTTGCTGCTTTTTTGATGTAATCCATCCATGCATTTTGAAAATACAAACCTAATTTGCTCGACTTGCTTAGATTATATTTTGAACGAATACGATCTAAGTCTGCCAGCAGTTGATCTTTTTGTTTTTGGTAATCAGCAGTCTTTTTTAAATTAACCATATCGGTTGATTTAATGTCATAAGTGCTCTGACTTGTTGCTTCTACACGATCTAATGCGGCTTGAAGTTTTGCCGGTGCAGCTGCGTCTGAACCTACTACATTACCCTCCTCATCATATTCTTGAATGTTGTGCATTCTCAGTTCGGTAACTCCGTATGCTGCTACATTCTGGCTTGCTGGGTGTAGTACTTCCATATTGACAAACTTCTTGCCATTACCAAAGTACTGCTCTTTTTCTCCCGGGGACAGCTTGTTAATTGCAGCTTCCATGTCTCCCATTGCATCAAGAAATGAATTTTTAACATTATCAGGTAAGTGTGCCATCGACGCTTCCATGTCAGCCTTTGTCATTGCTTTTTCAGCAGCGTTCTTTAGTTGACCTTTGTTTCTAGCAGACAATACTTTTCCATCCTTGTATGTAACCATTAGATTCTGACCGTCAAGCTTCTCCTGAGCGTATTCAACTTCTCCAGTCAAGGCTGCGTCAATCATGCTTTCAATTTCTTCAAAAGTCAAATCAGTATCCTCATAAGGGTGAGCCATGTGACCTGCTGCTCCTCCTTCTTTTAGCAACAAACGCTCAGTAAGAGCTGCTAAGGGCATTGTCTTGTGAGAGTTTGGAAGTACATCAAAGCCAATCTTTTTACCAAGTACAACTAGGAATGGAGTTATAGGAATTGGTAATGGAATCGCTTGTATTGCAACAAGCGGTAGCACTTTTACTAAGTCTTTGGATTGTGCTTTAAGAAATACTTTTTCGTTGTCACTGAGCTTTTTCCCTCCTAATGCTTGGTTAATCAGCTCAACTGCCTTTACAGTTTCTTTGCCTTCACGCTTAGCTGCGTCATATACCGATCTAGCTAATGTTCCCCCTTTTTGTAATAACTTTTGTAAGCCTTGCTTTAGATTTTCGTTAATCTTGTGCTGCTCAGCTAGCACTTGCTGGGGTACTTTAGTTTGCAACTTAGGTAGAGTCCTTAGCGCTTGCATAAAAGCAATCGGATACTCTTTGTTGTTTAGTGTCTTGTGATAGCCGGATCTAACTAAAATTGGTTCTAATTTTTCGGCTATATCCTCCACTTCAATTCGAGTTAGTGTACGTCCTGTTTTGGTAATGTGTTTATAGAGTTGCGCAAAGTCCCTCTGTAAATCTCTTGGTGCTGATTTTAACCTTTCAAAAAAAGTTTGCATTACCGATTTGATTTGTTGAACGCTTTTATCAAAATTAGGTCCAACTCCTATAAACTCTTTACCATACTCAGAAACTACAGACGTGTCAGCTGTTGGTTGGTTTTTTTTTAGAATGTTGTATATTGTCTGAATCTGTGAATTAGACTTGATGCTAGGATAATTTGTTCTAAAGTTTTCAAGATCACCGGCAGCTAAATCTGCTCTGAGTTGTGATGCGCTAATAGGTTGACCGTCCTTTCCGTCTGTACGTCCTCTATATAGTAGTGGCTTAGAGCTTTCAAACGGAAGCTCTACAACTGATACACCGTTCCTGTAATATTTTCCACCCTCTTGGTGTTGAGCTACAAAGTCTTTTACACGAGCGTAATCATCTCCTTTACTGCTAGCTCCTAGAGCAACAGTATCGCCCGTCTTTGCATCGTTTTTAACATACTCGTAAGCTGCTGTTAACGGACTTGGAATGCTTGTCTCTTGGACCCTTACATTTGATACTCCTGTCAATAGGGTATTCCAAATTTGTTTAGCGTCTTGTACTGTAATACCATCTCGCTCTTTGGGTGTGATTAGGATTACTACCTCATCTACGTTAGGCATATCTGCGTATCCTTTTGCTAACATAAGATGTCCTTCGTGTGGTGGTTTGAATCCACCTGGAAGCATTACTTTGATTCCTCCTTGCATCTCAGTAAGGATGCCTTCGATCAAATATTTAGTTAGATCGTTCATCTAATTTGTTTGTTTTGTATAAATATGTTGCTCAGCAAGCTTAATCTTGAGCTGTTGAATTTCTATTGACTGCCTCTCAACCTTAGATATTAGATCAATCAACAGCTTTCCTACCGATATATCCTTGATGCTTTCGTGCTTTTTTAAATAAATATCATCTACAACAGCATTGCCATCTACAAATACTCTATAATCTTTGTACTCACCTTCCTGAGTAGTTTGGCCTACATATAGCTTATCGGTGACTCTACGAGATACCAAGTCTCTTATCTCAATCTTTTTAGCTAGTGGATTAAAAGCTATGTAATGGGTAACTAAATATATACTATCTTGTCGTAGCTGCTCGTCAATGACTGGCGTACCAGTACGTACACTGAATGGGTTAGCTTCGTGACGTTGTGTTATTTGTGCAATGTTTTCACCATTCCACGCTTGGTATATGTTTTTTAGTCGTATCTTACCTAGACTCTCTGTAGTCATTAACCCTTGTGTTGGTGGGAACGACACTGTGCAGTTTCTTATTTTTCTATTGTTTATCATGTCTAAGATATAGGATCGTTACTAATAACGTCTAGTAGTGCTCCTACGTATCCACTAGGTGTTGTTGGTTTAATTAGGTTTGGATCAGTAGATACTCCAATTTTACAAAACTCAACGTCATCTATAATACACCCAAAGTAGATGTCATCCGCTAAGCTACCACTAGCTTCAAATACCAGTTGTGCAGGTGCACCGTACTGAACTACGTTAATATTGTAGCTTTCAATTAAAAATCCAGTAGATGGGTTTACGAAAGACATTGCTGGATTATTTTTGATGCGAACAATGTTAGCTTCTGGCGGATACCAGCCACCTGCTCCCGGTACTCGTCCTACTGGTGAGGGTATTCTTGTGTTAATGTTGTGAATATAAACAAGAAGCTGCGAATTTTGACCCGCATCTGGATAGTAGTCCTTACTAATGTCTCTTTTAAGATTAAACTTAACATTGTATATCCCACCGTTCTCTGTGAAAAATTGATTAGATGGTCGACCATAGTAATATTGTGCCCAGATACTTGGAGCATTTGTAGGCGATGCTACAGATCCAGTTCGTACTGTTGGGAAAAATAATCTACGATTTTTTAGTTGCGTTGTACAGAAGTCCCGAGCTTGATTTGAATTAACGCTAGCACTAGCATTAAATGCAACTAGTGATGCACTAATAGATGCTCGTGTAATTCCACAACCACCTGCTAAATCAAAAAACCTTCCGTCATTAGATCCTGTAGCTGTTGCTGCATAAGTTATCATTGAAGGATTAACACCAACTAAGGGGTATGTAGTAGTCGGCGGTGTAAATGCGGTTGGTAGCGTGTAAGCGTGAGCTCTTGTTGGTAAATATGCAGGGAAGTAGAATGACGATGTCTGTCCTCTAACAGCATACCCGACGTTGGTTCCTGATCCGGATGCATACTGAATCATCTTTGGTTCGTATGCAATCCAACTACTTGTTACTGGATAGCTCAGTGTTCCGTAACCGAGCTGCTCATGCAAAAACCCCTCATTGGTGTAAGCAAATCTATAGTAGGTAGTTGCACGAAGTGCTCCGTCTATCGACTGAGATATTGACATTGATGGCGATAATACATTCCATAAAAAGTCTGTTGCAGCGCTTCTCCAAGGCAAAGCACCATCAGTTGCTGTTATTGATGATGTGTGTCTGGTCATTATTGGTGTATTTGCTCCAAAATTATACCAAGAGTCGGCCATGTCAAGGTTTTGTCCAGTAAGTGAGGATACGTTGTGCTGCGACCATGTTACGCTTAGATTGGCAAGCGATGAGGTCTCAATCCACTTATAATAAAAGTCAAAAACGTGTGTGTTTATATTTACTGTTTCCATGCTAGTAAACTTCCTTTGGTGTACCTACAGATACTAGTTGTAATGTTATTTCGTCTTGACAACCGTTAGAGGGTATCTCTGATTTAAAATTAACTACCAAGTCGTTAATAAATGTTGTATACTCTGACTGCTTTCCAGTATAATCGAAATATTCTATCTTAAAGTCTAGTGACTGAGATAATGATAGTATGTTTGTGATTTCGTTATTGAATGGAATTGCAAATTGTATTAGGTTTGGATTGAATCCATTAATTGCAATAGGTGATATTCCAATCTCGCTTATGTATGCGCTGCCTGTTGTATTTGTCTCACCAATAATTCTAGATCGAAACGTTGGACGACCAAATCCATCTGCATCTGTTTCAAAATCAAACTCCACCCTCCCGTATCTCTTATCGGTTGCACTATTGTTCTTAACTTTTCCAATAAACTTACCAAATCGGTTGTATGCACTAGAATATCTTGTTAAGTCTCTGTTTGGATCCTTTAAGAATGCACGAAAGTAGGGTGACGCATATCCTGCGTTTAAGTTTAGTGGATCGCTGCCCATATAAATCTCTAACTCTGTGTTAGGATCGAGTGTTAGATTAAAGCCTAGTGTGTATATTTGATTTGCAGTGTAGTTTTGATATAGCTTGGTTGCAAACAATCCAGACTCAGTGTGGTCTGCTTTTAACGGTATACTATCGGACAAAGACCCACTACTTCGTATTGGATTGATCTGAGGTGATAGTGGATATATTGATTGTGGTGTTTCTACAAACGTATCCCAGTAGTCATCTACTATTATTTGATCTGTAAAGTGTCCTATCAATCTTGCGTCTATCTCCCTCTTTGCGTATGTTGTTTGATTTGGATATGCAGCATCTGTTAGGTATTCTAGTGGGTTAACTGTGTGATCGTATATTAATTTATACTCTCCTGTCGCGATACCTCGTTTGTAATAGGCTTTTAATCGATATAGCTCTCCACTGATTGGCTTGATATCGTAAAAGGTAACCTCTAAAAAAGACTGACTAACTACAGAGCTTGTTACGTATGTGGGATTGTTTGGTAGATAAACTATGCTGGCAGTAAAGTTTGTTGCTTGTTTATATTGAAAATTTGTTGTGTATTGTCTCTGTGTGCTATTTGAGTCTAGTATACGTATATCTAGTGGCTTTGACAATCTTATTTCAGTGTCACTCAACACCTCTACTACGTCTGCCGAGAATGTAGTCAATTGCTCACTGATGCTTCCGGACACAGTGTAGTTTGTTGGTAGTGTTGGGCTTAGTGAAGTAGGAACGCTAGCTGAGTCATAAAAGCTAAAGCTTCCTCCTAAAAAATCCTTTCTAAATGATCCGTTAGCTGACTTAACTACTGTTCCAAATCTGTTAGTATAGTTACGAACATACCCGTTCTCAATCTCTACTATATCTGTTCTTGTTGATGAGTCAACACTATTTTGTGTTAGTGGCTTCTGTTCGGGGTTTAATAATATAGACTGTATCCGTGTATCTAATATACCAGTACTTGATGCAAAATCTCTATCGTATCCTTGGAAGTTGGAGTTTATGATAGTCATGTCGTCTATGCTAGAGGTAAACACCGAGTAGTTGCTTCCCGATATTGACGCTGACGCTTCGCTTACCAATGCTCGTTCTGGCAATAAAACTTGCACAATATCTACATTGGGTGGGTCATCAAATATTAAATCAGCTGTATTACGTTCAAACGGTGCAACGTTAATTGCTCTTTGCCACCTTACGTTGTACTTATTTTGCTCAGAGGAGGGCACTGCTCGTCCTCGTCCAGCACGATCTATATCCACTAGCGTTTCACCAACTAGATACATTGTTGCAGGACCTTGTGCAGTAATATCGTATACTTCGAACATAATGTAGTAGTTGTTAAAGCGATCAACGTAATCTAACAATTCTACATACATATTCTGTCCTGCAGCATCTATCATTTCAACGTCTATGGTACTTCCGGTTTTTAAATTAAGACCATTACCTTTAAATTTGACAATGTATCGACCGCCTCCTACCATTTGTGGAAACTCGGTGATGTTAAAGTAGTCCGGTGAAGTCTCTGTCCTATCCTCTACATAGAACGTTTGTCTGTCGTACCCCCTTGGTTGTGGTTTTTTATAGAAAGATAGAAAGGCCATATGCTATAAATAGGACTTGCTAGCAGTTTATGTAACTAAAGTCTTCTTTTCTATCTACGGTAATAATATGGTCGACCATATCTCGAACAACGTCGATGTGTGATATCACTAAGCTAAACCGGAAGATGTCTTTAATGTTTGTGAATAGTGTATGCATTGAGTTCAAGTTAGTGCTATCGAGAACTCCAAGACCCTCATCGATTGCTAAGAAATCTGGCTTTGGTAGATTTGTTATCTTGATAAGTGCAATGCGGATTGCAATAGATGATAAGAACCGTTCCATACCTGAGCTAAGCTCTAAAGGCCACTTATCGTCCTCGTAGCAAATGTATGCGTTGATGTTTTTGCCATCCGTCTCCATTTGTACCTCAAAGTCTGTAATCTGGTTTAGGATTAGATTAGTATGATGCTGAATATAGGGCACAGCTTTGCTGATTAACTGGTACGGAATACCGTCTTTATACATTGCTTTGCAATAAACGTCGTAGGCGTCTTGTTCCTCTAAAAGCTCCTTCATACGTACGATTGTCTTATTGCATTCTATAATTGTTTGGCATGCTACTTGTATCTTGCCATGGAGGTCTTTTACCGTGTTGTTTAGCTTTGACTGGGCTACTGCTTTAATGTTTTTTTCTTTATTAAGTACGCTTATCTTGTCCTGGATTATTTTGTTGTTGTGTAGAATTGCAACACTCTCATGATACAGCTTAATTTCAGCCTGAATCTCTTTGATTTGTGTCTTGAGCTTGTCTCGATTGGATTTTGCCCGCTCTAACGCAACACTAGCTGTTGTTTGTTCAAGGTTCAACGCTTCCTTTTCTTTTAAGAGTGCGTTAAGCTCATTAGCCTGCTCTTGAATAAACGCGTTTTTTTCAATAAAGTCTACACATTCTTTACGTTTTTGTAAGAACTCAGCTACTGTTTGCTTATCTTCCTCAAGCTCTTTTTTTGTTCGCATTGCATCTTGGACAAACACATTCGACGTGCAATACTGACAGTTAGGATCATATTCGTGTTCATGCAGTTTTGCTAGCTTTTCTAGCTTATTCTTAGTTGTAAGTTTTAAGGCATCCAACTCCTTGTCTAACATAACCTTTGCTCCTACCTCGCTCTGGTAATCGTTGTATAGGTTTACATTAAACAATTTCTTTTTTTCCTCTATTTCATGGCATTTTGCTGCGTGATCTCGCTCGTACTCTTTGTATGTTTTTTGTTTATTCTTACAAGTATCCTCCCACTCAACTAGTGCTTCTTGGGATTGCTGTAAGTCAGATTCTAAGTCTTCTAAGTTAAGCCCATCACCCTTGCATGGTTGTAGTTCTTTGTTTAATTCCAGTAGTTTATCGTTGATATCTTGGATTTCTTTATTCATTGAATCCAGCTCGTCGGATGCTACTTGGTACCTTTGTTCATATAGCTCTTTTGATGCTTCGGCGTCACCTAGCTTGGTTTCAAAATCCTGCTTTTGATACTCTTCTAATGCGATAGCAGCCTTACGATTGTTCTTATTTGCTAATTCGTAGAGTGAGTCAAAAATAGTAACATCCAAAAAGTTTGCTAGCAAATCCTTACGTTCACTTTGAGTTTTGTCAATGAAGTTTGAGTTGTTCTGTTGAAGCGATAAAGCGGTTAAAATAAAGTCATCAAACGTACCTACGTATGATTGGATAATTTTATCTGTGTCTCTTCGTTGCTCTCCGTTTAGGGAAACTTTTTCTCCGTCATCATTTACATACCAAAAGTCAATCTCTACTCGCAGTCTTCCTTTCAAGGCACCGTGTCGATACTTGAAAGCTCGCTTTTGTATAAAATACGTTACTCCTTCCAACTCAAAACTAAACTCACACTCAAAGTCTTCGCACTTGCGATTAAGAACTTGATCAGCTGATTTTGCTCTAAACGATTGATCAAACAAACAGAAGCATAAAGCGTCTAGTACAGCCGACTTACCAGCGTGGTTTGGTGCAAATAGACCGCATGTACCATTCTTGGTACTAAAGTCTACTACGTTGTTAGCTCCGTAGCTGAACATATTGCTGAAGGTAAACTTCTTAGGTTTCCATACAATGTTACGTGCAAGCTCTGGTAACTGCAATTCAGCGTTTAGTTTCTTGTTTATCTCTAAGACCTTTGCTACTGTATCCTCTTCGGTACCTGCTATGTTCATCCACTCAGTTAGCAACGCATTCTGGTATTGTGGGTTACGTACATCACCTTGGTTGAGGCTAGCATCTGTTAGGTCTGAGCTTGTGCCATTAGCTCCTTTATCCAGTTTAATTACGACAGCATCTTTGTTTTTATATTCTTTGCGTATTGTAGCGAGGATACGCTTGAGCTGTGCAGCGTCTGTGTTACGAGTACGAATGCGTAGATTTGTCTTCTTTGTTATAGGTAAATTGTCAGGAAGTATTCCGTCAGTGATATCTAGAGTATAGTAGCCGTAATCGTTAGCAATATCATAAAACTCATAGTCTATACCCTCCTCTGCCAATGTGACAAACGCATACCCGTGACCATCATATACTTCACCAAAGTTCTGCTGTACAAGAGATCCCGGATAGAACATGATTGGATCTTCTGTACTAAGCACCTGACGCTTGTGTATATCACCTAACAGCACCAAATCGTAGCCTGCGAATGTGTCCCAGTTTATTCCATGCTCCAGCACCATACCACTATCAACTCGGCTATTAGCTACAGTCCCGTGATACATAGCTACTAGCTTTTTGTACTTGGATGGTTTGTTTATCTTATCGTAAGTAGTGTAATTTTCCGGTTCGTCTAGTAATGACATTACGCTCAATGCTATATCTCCAATCTCATACAATCCTGAGTTGCGTAAATAAAATAAGTTAGGATGCTTGTTGCTTTCTACTATAGGTGTAAGTGCATCTAGCCTATGATTGTTATTCAAATTAGCATCGTGATTTCCTGCAATTACCACGGTTGGTCGTCTGTTTGCTAACCCATTGAATAGGTAGGTAACCATGGAGATTAGTTCCGGACTCATGTCAGTCTTTGCGTGCACTATATCGCCTCCTACTGTTACAATTGTGTTTGGTGGACACTTATCAATCTCTGCGAACATTTTATCGAAAACCTCCTTGAACTCGCCATGACGCTTCCAGTTGCGTAGATGTATGTCGGCAATGTGGAAGATGTGATCGACGGTATCTATTTGCGATTGAATCTTATTTATCATATGTTCATCTTATATTGGATGAGATCGAAGAATGTAATTTTTCTTGCCATATTAATGGCCTTTATCATTGCTTCGTATCCCATTTCGTTTGGATCCTTTGCGTTGAGCTCTACGTAATAGACCTCTATGTTGTTGTTTAAAAAATACTCAATCTCTACTAAGCTATCTTTGTATGCATCAGCGTCTAGCGCTAGATTAATACGCGGTACTTTGTAGTGCAAAATCTTAGTTCTAAGTGTTGGCAGTATCTTCTTGCCAAACAATGGAATTGCATTACGCTTAACCGCAATTGCATCAAATGCTCCTTCTACAATAGTAATTGGTTGATGCCAATTGATCTGACTATCAAAACCTATAATATCTTTTGAAATTGGTGGATTTTTGTGCTTTACGGTAGTATCATAGTAGCTGCGTCCAACATAGTAATTTAATGATCCTTCTGCATCATAGCTCGGTACTATTATCATTCCAGCATAAGGACCACTTTCACAGTACCCTACTTGATATCTCAAGATATCTATTGCGCTGAGTCCTCTTACCTTTGATACGTAGTATAGCGCATTGCGGTAGTCTGGTGTGTTGCGTTTTATGTGTAGTGGACTAAAGTCTTCCGGTAAACTATGTAACGTACGATTAGACTTTGTGATTAGTATTGGACCGCTTTCACCATAGATTTCTCGAACTTTTGGATAAGCATGACTAGGACCATTGCTCTTTCGTAGTAGTGAGTTTATTGTTTGTCCCTTTGCGTTGCATACCCAGCAATGCCACTTCTGCGTCAATAAGTTTACTTGTAGCTTTTTCTTATAGTGATTGCAAAATGGACACGAAAAACTATGTTCACCGTTTTTGTGAGTAGTTGATCTGCCTAGATGGTTATCTAGGATAGTCAAGACAGTTTGCGTCTGCGAAGTAGTCATCAAAGTAACTATACGAAAATAAACCTACTCAGCCAACCATTCCGGTGGAATAGTTCCTTCGCTATACTGGAAACCGTTTTTAATACACCAGTCAGCGTATGTTGTTTTTGATCCTTTTCGTAGTTTATTTTTAGCATTTTGAAACACAAAGCGTATATCAATATTTGGATGTTGTTGCTTAATTAGCAGATGTTTTTTGCGATCTTCTAACACAAAGCGACCTTTTGTCTCTATATAGATTCCGTTAGGTAATTTGAAGTCGGGTGTGTATGTATGTGTGGTTGCTGGCTTAGTATAGGATAGCTTATGCTGCTCGTATTCTCCATCGATTCCTACTGATACCAACGATTTGCTCAAGTCTTCCTCGAGACCGCTTCTAAACCCATGCTTGAGAGCAGTTTGTCTTTTTGTAACTTTTTTTCTTGCCATCTTATATAGCTTGGTCTGGAAACCAATTATCGAACTCGTCCATTAACTATCTAGTTTAACTATAATTGTTGTATCAACATTACTTGGTAATTTCAATGGTGATGATAGCTTCGCAACAGCTAACAACCTACCTCTATCATCATACAATCCAACCGAAGTGACATATGGCTTAAAGTCGGAGCCAGTAGTAAAGGACCTAAACTCGTATTGGTTTGTATTTGAGTTATACACTTGTAGCGATGGATTGTTGCTGCGATTAAACTCTCCTGCTCCAACTGTGCATGAGTATTCTTTTTCCCAAATTGTATGAGTCCCTCGTACTGTTATGTTTGTTATATCCATAAACCGGGATCCTACTGAGCTGAGTACCATCATACCTTGAGTGTAAAAAACGTTACCAACTACTGTGTCATTATATCCTAAAGTGTGTCTTGATAGCAATACTTCTGATGGTGTCAGTGCTCTTTTGTAAAACTTGATATTGTCTATGAGTCCGTCAAACCCTCTATCTTTAGTGAAGGAATTTCCTATTATAATACTCCCTCTATTAGAGCAACCACGATTAACTCCAACATCTGCTATTGTTCCCTGCAACACACCATCAACATATAGACGCATTTCTGAGCCAGTTTTCATAGCTGTAATGTGTTGTAGCTGATTTATGGTCACACTACCAGATACTTTAGGTTGTTCTAATAGGTTGTTACGTTCAAATACAACCTCCATAGACGGGTTTATGTATATGTGATATGGTGTTCGGTTGTCTATAAAATAAGTGTAAGGGTTACCATTAATATCGATTCCTGTTTCTTCCTCAGAACCTTCTTTTACAACAATAACAGATCCGGTTGAATTTGTTGGAACAGCCGAAGGACGAATCATTGCTGTTATTGTGAAATCACCGTTTTCAAAATTATATGCTTGTTTGTATTCTTGTACTGGTCCAGGTTTAATTGTAATGCTAGAGCTTAGTGTAGACGCAAATACTGGTACTACCCCTAGTAGATCAATTGGTTGAGCTAATGGTGCTGATGATCCAGTGATTGTCGTAAAATTAACATTACTGTAGTTGGATTCCATTTGCCAATCACCCTTGTTAAAGCTGCTAGTAAACGACAGTGGTCCCTTTGTATTATATTTATAAATGTCTGGTGTAGGCCATTCACCGACCACACTGCTACTTATTGATCCTGAGACTATAGTTGTACCGTCTATTGGTGATACAAACCCACCAGACACGTATAGATTACCGTATAGATCGTCTATAATTGTGACTGAAGTATTGCTCTGACTTATTGTGTAGTTTCCTTGTACTGTTATTGATCCTTGTTGTATGCTTTCACCAAACTTTGTCTGTGGTAGATTGTATATTTGTGCTTGATCTTCTAAAAATCTGTGTTGAGTGTTTATGTTTCCTCCACCAAACGTTGCTTTAGTATTACTATAAAAATATTGATAAAACAAATGATCAATAGATTTATGAACTACTCGCTGGAATTTATCATTTGTAGTTTTAGGTTCGTAGTATTGATATGTTGGATTGCCTTCATCAAATAACGTGTTTAATGGATCGTAACTTGGGTGGGAAGGTTGTGGATTGTAATCCGCTTTATATTGTTGAAATATTGAATTATCAACGTCAAATTGTACAAATCTGTTATTGTATGATGAACTGAATCCTACAAATGCATCTAAGTTTTCTCCGCTTATCCGTAAGTCGCCCTTAGTCGCTCCCATATGGATAGGGTTTGATATTTCATAGGTGTATGGGTTGATTGTTACAAAGATAGAGTCTTGTAAACTAGATGTTGACCCGGCAAAAAGACCTATAGAGCCTGATGGATCGTTTATTTGTATGGTGCCTTTTACTATAGGCCTTTGCGCAACATACTGTCTTGCATCTACTATTTTCTCAAACGAAGCTGGTAGTGGTGTTGCTTTAATATCTAATCCTATTTGACCCGATTGATATACTACGTGAATTTTAGTGCTCCTTAGAGTTGATGAGTTTGCAGCTCGGTTGGCACGATTTTGTAATATATCAGCAACTCCGGTGTCCAATAAGGATGACGATCCGTTTGGCTGTACTGTGTATAATTGTCCATCTTGCATTAACAAGAAGTACAAATCTTGATCGTAGTTGTAGAGTAGTGTCTTTGGTAAAACTCCCGGAGTCGATCCTAGTGAGCTTGATCCAGCTGCCACTAATGTATTTGTACTAAAATTTCCCGAAAAAGATACGGCATATGCATTTGATCCAGTAACCGATACAGCAATCAGTCTATCGCTGTTTGACGATTTACCTTCTGCGTTTATTGCATAAAAAGAGGATGTTAAAGATGGATCACCAAGACCGGTTATTACTTGCTCGCTTGTACCAAACGTACTAACAAAGGTTTGCGCACTTATACCACCTTCACCAGCTACATAAATTAGACTCTGACCTCCTACTAAGGTTCGGGTATGCGAAACGTCGTAAGGTTTAGTAACAACCGAACTGGTATACTGGGGAGGGTTTGTTAGATTCCCTCTAATCATATAAACTGATCCAGTATTGCTTCCTGTTACAGAGTAGGCAACTACTCTATCCTGTGCAATAGATGCTCCATACTTAGCTCCTAGTAATCCTGGAATTGTTACTGATCCGGTTATGACATACTCTTGTGTTGGTAGTAATCTTAACACCCGACTACCGCTCACATCTATAGCAAATGCATATTCTGTAAACCCTCCAGCCGGAAGACCTCCTACGACGGTTGGATGCGCTAAAACGTTTGAGTAGTAATTTGTGTAGCAGATTGTGTCATTCCACTTTTTGTGTGTTTGAAAAGGTGTCAACCGAACATCTGACGCATCTAGATTCTTAAAAACTCCTGCCATTGTATATAAATAGGCTTAGAAAAAGAAACCCGCAGTCACCTAATGTCTACGGGTTTAAGAATGACCTATGATCAGTTCAATGGTATGATCATAAGTACTGTGTGTTAATAATCTAATTTAACTTTTATTAATGCTTCTCGATTAAAGCTCTTTAATAACGGCTTGCTCAACTTGGCTACCGCTACTAGTCGGTTATTTGGATCGTACATTCCAACAGTTGTGACGTAGACACTAGGATTTCGTAACATGCTTGCGTGTCTGAATGTGCCAGTACTTCCTGTAACGAATGTTGGGTTATTTGAGAAGTTAAACTGTCTGTTTGTTATTCGAACAAAGTAGTGTGTTGATGTCACCTGCTCCTGACTTCTTGCTGCAAAATAAGAAGATGCAGATATAAACATTGAGCCAGTTATTGAGTTTTTTGGTTGAGTTCCAGTTCCCGATAGTGTGCCTGCTGATTGTGAGTTGAATGGTAATCCTAATTCCGTTTTCAACTTAGTTGCGTCAAATACAAAAATACCTTGATCTGGATAAAATAATCCATATACTGTACTAGAAGCTGTTACAGCACCCGATCCACTATAGATTCCAAATATACGGCCTGCTTCAGTTAGAGTTGGTGTTACTTCTTCACCACTATTATCAATAAAACTAGAATACGCTGTTGTGCTTAATCCACCACTAGAGATTCGTAGCTCCCAGTTTCCTGGATCAATCTTTTGACGAAATCGAGCTCTCGATACGTTAATTACCAAGATATCGTCTGGTGTGCTACCAGCACCGGTTCCAAAAGTGAATGCAGTATCTGTAGGTGGTAGTAATTGGTTTCTGTATTGTGAGTATATTGCTCGTGTTGGTGTGTCGTTTTGGTTTTGACCAACTGTGTTTGGATCGCCGTAAGATCCACTTCCCAATCTGTGTCCATAAGCAACAGCAAATTGAACAGCTGCGTTAGCGTCTGTTTGTGGATTTCGGTGATATACATTCACATAGTACTCTCCTGACTGAGATACCTGAGCTGATTGTGTAAAAAATCCAATACCAGTTGCTCCTCCAAAGGATTGCGAGTAGGGATTCATGTTTTCAGACCAGATTGGTTGGGATATTACTTGAGTGTCACCCGGTACAATGTCTTCGTCCGTAAAGTTTTTATAAATTTCTGCCATTACTAATTAGTTACTATTGAGTTCGTATTGTTGACTCTACGTCTAAGGTTAAGAAGTTGCTTGGATCCACAGTTATAATTATTGTTTTAAATCCACCAGTCTCGTTTCCTATGATTGTTAATACTGCTTTTTTTATTTGAGTAGTATTTGCTTGCGGTCTTGGTGCCACAACAAACTTAGTTCCAACTCGAGTTATAGTTTTTCCGGTAGTTGAAATGCCAGTAAGCTCGTCATCTAAGAAATTTGCTGCTGTTGCAATGGATGTTGCGTTTGCGTTTACGGTAGGCGATGTTCCTGCTGGAGTTGTAGGTCGGCCTGTTGCACCATCTGAAGCAACTGATAAGGATGCTACTGTGTCATCACTTAGTATTGCAGTATATCCTAGTGTGGAGTTTCCGTTTTGAAGGTTTAACGTACTTGGTGTAATAGTCACCTCTTGTGTTAATGAGGTGAAGCTTACCGCAGTTGGTGCAATACTAATCACTGGTACTCCAATTACGTCTTTAGGAAGCGTAAGCAACTTGTACCGCATCATTTGTGTTTCGTCTGGTAAAGCCTCTAATACTGGCATGTTTTCAATTACAGCTCCGTAATAGTTTGTTCCTAGAGTGTGTGCTGGATTCCATAAATCGTAATCTACTTCATCATCTGCTAGTGCAAACTTTACTATGTTTAGCTGTCCTCCGGCTGCAAGTAGTTGACGTCCTTTGTTTGTCAAGATTGCATCGACGGTAACTGTTGTATTATCTAGATATCCCACGTGTAGTTATGTTATTGATTCTTGTTATAAATATGTCATAGTTTAGAAAAAAACGTATACCTATCCACTTCTAAATACTCCACCACCTTGAGTTGGTGAGGTTGTTAGTACATTGCCGTTGACGGTTGTTATTGTTATTACAGGGCCATTATCGATTGTATCTGGACTATCAACGTTGTAATCTGTTGATGTCATTTTACATCCCTCATATCGTGCATTAATCATGCCTCGGGCTGATACCAAATGGTAGTCTTGCACTTGAGCTCTGTAGTTAAGTGGCTCTACTTTTAAGTCTAATATTTTTAAAAACTCAGTATTGTTCAAATCGTTAGCTTGTAGATGTACTGCCAACTCTGTACCAGTAGCTTTTGTTACTATTGTGTTTGTTTGTGTTCCAGCTAGCGTGTAGCTCTGTGTAAGTGTTGATCCAAATCCACCAAAGTATAATACTAAAGATCCAGTTGTATTGCCCGATGCTGTGACTGATGTTTTGACAGTTACACGATATAAATAATCATATGTGTGTCTGTCTGTTGGCTCATACATAAACGCATCTATTGCAAAAGAGCCGGTTCGAGTTTCGACACCTGATTTATATTTTTTAAAATAAAAACCATTAGTTGGATCTATTGCCCACAAAAAGTCGGTTTCAAATGGAGTGTATTGTGTGCTGCCCGACAACGATGGTGCTAATCGTAATCCATACTTGTTTGTGAGTGGATGTGTGACAGTAGCTTCGGATGATGAGAAAAATATAGAGGCTGTAAATGCTCGCTGTCCTGTAAACAATCTACTGAAGTAAATGTCTTGATCATACATCTGACCACCCGGTGCTATTTGTGAGCTGTAAGTGCTAGTTATCAGCGCTGGTTGAACTGCTTCATACTCATCATATCTACTAGCTGTTACATACGTAAGTACTCTAGGATTGCTGCCACTAGATGCGTATGTCATATACACATACCTTGATCCTAGATATCTTGAGTTCCACCCAGCTCCGTTTACGCCAAGATCAGCTGTACCATCAATCTCTTCAAAATATTCTCCACTCACTGGTGCTAACGGAAGTTCAATGTTGCCTTCGTTAATTGGTAGGATTGGCATTCCAGATCCTTCTAAGCTTAAATACTCAGCTGAATGACCTTCGATCACGCCTTCTTGTACGTAGTTTGTTAGCGGACTATTAGTTGGATCTTCAACTTCCCCAGCGGTTGTCGCAACCTCAGGTAAACTTATAGAAGCTGAGTATGTGCTGTTTGTTACTGTTGGGTGCTTGATTGTTATTTTACTGCGTTCAAGTATTGTTGGTTCAATTACTAACCCAACTTGTGTGTTTGCTCTGTATGGTACAAACCGCTTTATTAATTGAAATAACGCTGCATTGTAGTGTTGTAATAATCGACAGTAGTGATTTGGTTGGTTAAGTGCTCTGTATTTTTTAGAGTACTCTCGCTTGAGTTGTTCTAGTGCCGGATAGTTGTCAAGCTCTAAATAAGTTGGATCTCCAATAAAATCGTCAATACTAATTCCACCAAACTGCTCTGCAATGTCTTCGTTAATTTCATTAGTTGGCGATAGATATACACCAAGTCGCGGACTATCAATTGGATAGTTATCTGTTAGTGGTTTTTCTGCTTTAGTGTGTGGGAATAGCTGATTACCAGCAAGCACTGTGCTATCTATACGTACTTTGTTGCTGATGCTTCTGTTTCCTCCAAGATCTGGCCATTCCAGTGAGTTTTCTTCAATTATAGCTTCATAGGCTGAGCTTGTAAAATTATAGAAAACTGCAGCAGGCACTGCAGTGCTTTGATCAGGATGCTGTGAAGCAAAGCTGCTAGTTGCTGGGTAGTAAAGATCAACAGTCTTGTTGTTGTCCGCACCAAATGCTAGTCGATAAGCTAGTGTATCAAAACTCGAAGTACTGCCCGTAAACACTCCATCTGTGTTTCCTTGGAAACTTGTAGGTGTAAGTGTGTGATTGTCTAATATATCGTCATCCAACGCTGATGCCCAGTATCTGAACTCTTGCACGCTTCCAGATAGCACATCCATTGAATGTGACTGTGCTATTGTAAACGATCCACTACCTGGTATCCATAAATTTCCGGCAGTTAAGAATGTGCTATTGTAAGATGAGCTGGTAGCTCCGTTTATTGTTAAAGATGCTGTGTGGGTTGTGACTACTTTGAGGTAATTTGTTTGTTTTGCTATTAACGTGTACGTTTGATCTCCCGTTGCAGTGTCATTGCCGACTTCTCGACGTAGTGCAAGACTGTGCCATTTGTTGTTATAGATTGAGGAGCTTACGCTAGCTGTTGCCCAACCCTGGCTGCCGCTCAAAAAGAAACCTAAATAATTGTATCCACCGCTCACAAAAGCACGAACCTTCCACTGATCTGGTACCTCAAAGATTGTTTGATCTTTTGTTTGATTAGCAACCATCTTAACTCGCAACTCTGTAGTCTGTGGAAACAAACCGCTCTGAGATAGCGCTTGCCATGGAATTTGTATTGATTGGTTTGGATTAGCAAAATTACCACCATAAGGTGTTAACCCATAAACTCCTGATCCATAAGTAAAGCCGTATCCATAAGCACCAGAGCCGTATACACCACTACCAAACAATGCACCAACGCTTGCTGATCCACTTAGCTGACCATTGTAACCGACTTTTAATGCATAATAAAATCGATTAAAGGTGTAATCTGTTTTCCGATCAAAGTCAGCTTCGTGCCCTCCATACTCTCTAATGCGAAGAATTGTATCAGGAATACCAAAACAGTTTATTAGGGCTCTTAGTCCGCGTTCAGTTCCCTTAGTACGAATAAGGTATGGTAGATTGTTAATGATACGCTTCCATATACCTCGCATACTATCGCTCGTAGTGGTTTGGTATATCGTGTTAACGCTACCCGTTGAATCTACACCTAGAGCATAACTCCACAAATCATCTAAAGTGCTTCCGTCTTCAAACTCAAATCCAAGATTTTGACCAATAGTGTATAGCAGATCTTTGCTTAATCCTTCAGAAATAGATTCGTTACGATTGTATTGTTCAGTAATCTGTTGAATATATGGTAGTATGTTGTCAAAGTAATGACCTGCAACATTTACTAATGTTAGATAGTTTTCATTATTTGGATCTTCGACAATGTGTGTTGGTGTGCTTCTCAGCAACGACTTTATGTTAGACGCATCGTATATGCTAGCAGATTGTATTGCTCCCTCAAACCAAGCTACTCCCTGCGAGGAAGTTGTTGGAACATTAACATACGGTTTTGTGTTGTTTGATTTTGGCCATGTTGTTGACCAAAATTCTCCATAACTATTTGTTACATAGCTGGCTGATTGGTAATACAAATAACGCTCATACGAATCAAACGTTCCAATAACTGCACTTTTTCTATTTTGTGATATAGTTAAGTTGTTGATAAAAGCTGCACTACTAGTTACCGATGAGCTTGGAAGTCCGTTTAAGTCGGTTGTTAGTGATTTAATGCGGTTATCAAAAAATTCAATCTGTTGAAGTTTGTAATAAAACCCACGTAACCGAGCTTCGGCTGATGAGTAGTTTATAAAGTTAGAAAAATTAGTAAAGTCCTGGTTTAGCTCAATTCCTTCTGTGCGGGAGCTGCTTACTAATCTTTCTTGTAATCTAGCTTTAACTTCTGTATTGGTTGTTAATAGATCTTCTCTATCTTTGTATTCTGTGGA